AGCTACAGAAGACGGCTCTGTCGTTCAAGTACGCACTGCTACTCGTGTACTCGAAGACGGCGCTGTGATTTCACAGTCGTATCACCGTCATGTAATTAACTCTGGCGACGACTACTCATCAGAACCTTCTAACGTACAAGCTATCTGCAACGCAGTATTTGGAGCATAACAATGGCTACATGGACAATCGCAACACTAGAAAGAGAATTGTCAGATGGCGGCGTAGTCGTTGCACACTGGCGTGTAACTGAAGTAGACGGAGACTACTCTGCTTCTTCATACGGCACCTGTAGTTTTACCTATGACTCCTCTGACCCCTCATTTGTCTCCTACGACAGTTTAACTGAAGCTGACGTACTAGGCTGGGTCTGGGGTGTAGTGGATCAGGCAGCAACTGAGGCGGCTCTAGCGGCTGATATAGAGGCACAGCAGCATCCTACTACTGCTGACGGTGTACCTTGGTAATGGATGTCATAGCTGACATTGCTAACATTGCAACGGCTGTTATCTCAGTAGCTTCTGTTATAGCAGCCCTTACACCCACACCTAAAGATGACGAGTGGATGGCTAAGCTGTACCGCTTTATTGACATCTTGGCGATTAACATTGGTAAAGCAAAACAGTAATGCCTGAGATTGATGACAACACCAAGGTAGCTATACCGCTAAGGAACTTAGTTGCTCTTGGTGCTGGCATCGTTATGGCTACTACTGCTTACGTAACTCTTGACACTCGTATCATCTCTATTGAACACGGTCAAGAAATACAGAACATGAACATACTGGAAAACTCTGCGTTTGTTCGTGAATGGCCTCTAGGTCTACGTGGTGCCTTACCAGATGATCTTATACAGAACGCTAAGATTATGGCTCTGGAAGAACGCAACGTAGAGATACACGAGTTACGCAGGCAGCTAAATAAGATAGAAGTAGAAATTGGTAAACTGAATGCACAGATAACTGTGGATCATCAGAGTGGTAAGGAATAATCATGTCAGACCTAGAGCAAGCATTAAGTCGGTTAGAAGCTCATGAGCGTGAGTGTAGTATTCGTTATGAAATGATTCAGATGCAGTTGGACGCACACAATCAACGCTTTGATAAGCTTGAGAAGATGATGACAGGCGGCTTTGCTTCTATTGCTGTTATCGTTACTATGGCTATTGCTATCTTGGAGTTTGCTAGATGATACAAGCTTTGATCGGCCCTATTGTTAACCTTGTTGGTGGACATCTGCAACGTAAAGCAGAAGAGAAGAAGGCTGTTCATGAGCGTAAGCTAGAGGTTATCAAGCAAGACAGTAACTGGGAAAACATCCAAGCAGGTAACGCAGGGGCATCGTGGAAGGACGAGTGGTTTACATTGTTGTTTTCTATACCTTGTATTCTTGCGTTTTACGAACCAGCAGTGCCTGTAGTTATGCAGGGCTTTGTTGTTCTTGAGGGTATGCCTGAGTGGTACAAAGCATTCTTAGGTGCAGCAGTAGCAGCGTCGTTTGGCCTACGTGGTCTGGCTAACTGGAAGAAATAATCATGGCTAAGACTCCATTGTTTACAAAACAACCTGTTAAACAAAATCCTATTGAGATTCCTCCTGAAGATGTTATTGGTCCTACTATTCCCGGAGATATTGCTGAAAGCGATACTGAATTAACAGTTAACGGTAGAACTGTTCCCGAAGTATGGGACATGCTTATGGCTGTTATGGCAGGCACTCAAGGATTGCCAGAAGATGTTCCTCCTGAAGTTATTGATGCTCTTGCAGGAGATTATCCTGATGGAACGCCTGAAGAAATTTTAATTGTAGCTCAAGAAATAGCAGAAGCTGGCGGCTATGATGAGTGGCTAGCACAACAACCACCAGAACAAGTAGGAATCAACTTAGAAGATTTTCAAGACATTTACTCTAATGATCCAAATGATGAAAATTATCTCAATCCTGACGAATACATGGAAGACGGTACGTATACTGATCCTGTAACAGGTACAGTGTATGTTATTAATATCCCACCAGACCTAACAGATACTGAGCAGGATGACGCTGGTGGTGGTGATACTGGTGGTGATACTGATGACAGAGATACTGGTGGTGGTGATGTTGTAGATGTAACAGAAGACGATACTACTGACGTTATAGATGACGGTGCAGATGACTTACCTTCTGACACTACTGAAGGTGATGCTGATAGTGATGCAGATGAAGAGCCGGGTTTTTCAGACGACGAAACTCCTTATTATGATCCTAATGTAGAATATGAAGACGGTGACGTAGTTAGAGATGTTTATGGAAACGAGTGGGAGTATCATCCTGTTGATCCTAGAAATCCAGAATTAAGAGGTTGGAGAGTCAGAAATCCTTCCCCTAATATTATTAGAGACTGGGAAGAAGCTACGGGAAATACTTATGATCCTGACGGAAATCAGGTTATTGTTATTGTTGGCGATCCTACTGGATCTTTAGAAGATGATCCTGATTATACTTGGTACGAACCTGAGCCAGAACCACAACCTGAACCTGAGCCTGAAGTTACACCTTTGCCGTCAGTAACAGGTCCAATAAAAGGCGGTACTGTAGTAATACAGCCTCAACCTGAACCTCAACCTGAACCTGAACCTGAGCCTATTGTCGACGGTGATGGCGACGGTGATGGCGACGGTGATGGCGACGGTGATGGTACTGGTGACGGTGATGGTACTGGTGACGGTGATGGTACTGGTGACGGTGATGGTACTGGTGACGGTGACGGTACTGGTGACGGTGACGGTACTGGTGACGGTGATGGTGACGGTGATGGTACTGGAATTGGCACTGGCGCAGGAGGGATGTTATCACCAGACGGGGCGTTTAAACCCTTCATGACTTCAATAGGCTACACACCCGTACAGTTACAACAACTTATTGCACCGCCTAAAAAAGACTACGTTAGAGAACTTGATGGGTTAATTGGTCGCAGTTTATTTGGGAAGATGATTAAATGACGTATTTAAACATAATGAATAATGTGTTGCGCCGGTTGCGTGAAGAAGAAGTTAACAGTGTTAACGAAAGCACTTACTCTAAGATGGCTGGTGACTTCATTAACGATGCTAAGACAATGGTTGAGCAAGCTGCTGATTGGTCTGCACTGCGTACACGAGAGTCTGCTTTTGTAACTAGCGTTGATGACAACCTATATTCTTTAGTAGGTAGCGGTGATGATGTAAAAGTTATGTCTGCGTATGATACAACATCAGCTAATGAAGTAGAGTATCAAACTAAAGAATGGTTTAACAATGAAAGCTACGTTAACGGAACGCTTGTTATAGCCGCTAAAGGTGGCCTTACTGGCAGTCCTACGTACTATACATTTGATGGTGTTGACGCTAACGGCGATACTCAAGTGCGTTTGTATCCTATGCCTGATGATGCTTACAATCTTAGATTTGTAATGGTACGACGACAAGCAGATTTGTCTAACAGTGCAGATGTTCTTCTTGTTCCGTCAAAGCCTGTGATTCACCTTGCAGTAGCTTTGTTAGCTCGTGAGCGTGGTGAGACAGGTGGTACTTCTACTGCTGAATACTTTGCTATTGCTGACAAGTACCTATCAGACGCTATTGCTATTGACGCAGCAAAGCATCCAGAAGAGATGATCTTTAGGACTATTTAATATGGCCCAAGAACTACGTAGTATTAATCTTGTAGCCCCGGCCTTCAAAGGTATTAACACTGAAGATTCGCCGTTGGCTCAGGATCCGTCGTTTGCTGAGATTGCAGATAACGCAATTATTGACAAGCGTGGTCGTATTGCTGCACGTAAAGGCTACGACGTTATTACCACAAACAAGACTGTTCTTGGCACTGAGACGCTACGTGCTATTAGAGAGTTTAGAGACAACGCTGGTAACAGCAAAATCTTCTCTGTTGGTAACAACAAGATCATTAGCGGTACAACTACATTAGTAGATGAGACACCCGGAAGTTACACCATTACTGCTGACAACTGGAAAATGGTTGACTTTAATGACAGCATCTATTTCTTTCAGCGTGGTTATGAACCTTTAGTTTATAGTAACTCTAGTAGTGCTGTACAGAAAATGTCAACACTTGCTGGAGCGTCAGGTGCAAGTGACATTCCAAAGGCTAACGAAGTCCTTGCTGCTTATGGTCGTCTTTGGTGTGCTGATGTAACTAATAACAAGTCTACTGTTTATTGGTCTGATCTGTTAATCGGACAAAACTGGACAGGCGGCACTAGTGGCAGTATTGACATCTCTAAAGTATGGCCTGACGGTTATGACGAGATTGTTTCTTTAGCGGCACACAACGGACTGTTAATCATCTTTGGACAGCACAGCATTGTTGTATACCAAGGAGCAGAAGCACCAGCAACAATGTCACTAGCAGACACTGTAGCAGGCGTTGGTTGTGTAGACAGAGATACAGTACAGCAGACAGGCGTTGATGTTATCTTCTTGTCACATACAGGCTTGCGTAGCTTTGGACGTACGATACAAGAAAAGTCAATGCCTATTAGTACGTTATCCCGTACGATTACAAAGGACATCATTAGTCTAATACAGGGTGAAACACAGTTCTTTAGGTCTATCTACAGCCCAGAAGAAAACTTTTACCTGTTAACATTTGTTGGACAGCAAACAACCTTCTGCTTCGATGTTCGAGGCACGTTAGAAGATGGTTCGTTCAGGGTAACACGTTGGCCCGGTTCTATCTTTACAGCTTACGAAAGACTAACTGATGGTACACTGTACGTAGGGACAACAAACGGTGTTAGTGAGTACAAAGGCTATTCTGATAACGGTGTAAGGTATCGTTTTAAATACTTCAGTCCTAGCTTGACATTTGGTGATGCTTCTCGCTTAAAGATTCTTAAGAAGATTAAGCCAACACTGGTAGGTGCAAACAGTGCTACCGTATTTATGAAGTTTGCTTATGACTTTGGTACGTCTTACAGGACAACAGAGTTTACAGTAGGTAACCAACAACCTGCTTTCTTTAATGTAAGTGAATACCCTACCTATTCAGAACTTTCTTCTTACGGAATAAGCTCTACATTTGTTGAAGACATTAACGGTGTATCGTTTGTTAACGGAACAACAGGTTATTACGAAGTAGATCAGTTTTTAGGAGAGTTTACTTCTCACCCAACAACAGGGTCTGGTGGCGGCTCTGTGTTGAACGGCGACAGCTACTTTAATACTGCAGAAGATATTTACTATGTATATATAGAAGGTTCTTTTGTAGATCTAACAACTTTAACGCCCACTAGTTTTTCAGAGTTTACTGGTGGTGAACTTACTAACCAACGCAGTTTGAACGCTGTCGGTAGTGGTACAACTGTTGTTGTCGGTCTTGAATCTGACATCAATGGTTTTGCTTTATCACTACAAGAAATTAACCTACTCGCGCTGATAGGTAAAACGCTTTAATTAGGAGCAAGCAATGGACGAAGACGAATACAACATTGGTATACCATCTGATGTTCTTGGAGCGGGAGCCAGTACAGACGCCCCTACTCCAGAAGATCCCGGTTTTATGGATCTGTTTGGTGACTTCTTGTTTGGAGGAGGCGCTCAGGGTCTTGCTGGGCTTGGTCTTCTAACAGGGGCCTACAACAGGCTTGGTGGGATCGGTGAGCGAGGTTTAGGTTTAGGACAAGGTTTAGCTACTCAACAAATGCAACAGGCTGCTTTTAGACCTTATACAATTACAACACCTACTGGAGCCATGTTTACAGCAGGTCCTTCTAGACCAATGACACCAGAGCCAATGACTCCGGGTGCGCCTAATGATGGTATATTTATTGATGTCGATCCTAGTCGATTTGCTGATATAAGACAAGGAGCTGTTATTGATGACACTACAGGCTTTACCTCTGAACCTCTTCCTCAGCGTCCTGATGGGCCTTCTTTAAGAGACTTTTTTAATCAGTTTAACGGTACTGCTGCTCCTACTCTTCAGCCACAAGGACAGCAGTTTGGAATGCAATTGTCTCCTATGGAGCAAGCTTTTCAGCAAAGAATGTTTGGAGACGCAGGTACATTTTTTGGACAAGGAATTGTAGATCCTTCTGTTCGTGAAGAGCAAATATACGGTCAAATAGAAACTGCTTTAGATCCTCAACAAAGAGCGCAACGGTTAGGTCTTGAAGAAAGACTAGCAGCACAGGGCCGCCTTGGTGTAAAAACATCACAGTTTGGAGGTACTCCTGAACAGCTTGCTATGGAAAAAGCACAAGCTCAGCAGTTAGCGCAAGCTAGACTTTCTGCGGCACAGCAGGCACGTCAAGAGCAAATGCAACAAGCTCAGTTAGGTCAGCAATATTTAGGTGCTAGTTACATACCTCAAGCTCAAATGTTATCTGCATTAGCTCCCGGTCAGACTGCGGCAGCTCAAGCACAGCAAGCACAGTTGTACGGTACAGGTTTGTTTGGTGAAGCTACTGCTTCTGGTATTGATGCACTGTTGGGTGCAGGTCTTGGACAGGCTAACTTGATGGGTGCGGCAGGTACTGGTTTGTTGTCGGGTTTGTTTGCTAACCCAGAAGCTTCAGGAGAAGG